GCTTTTCGTCCTTCTGCCGAAGTAAAAAGCCTATAAACGTAAATACAGCCCCTACAATAAAAAGTGCAATCTCAGTTATTGGTAATTCTGTTTGCATGTCCTACTTGCCTTTTGTTTTAAGTTGCTGCAGTTTGTGCCGTTAGGATTCCGTTAGTAAAGGTCATTGAACCATTTACCCCACCAGTTGTCAGCTTAGCCGTTGTGATTGTCACCGTCAATCCCGCAGCAATTTCCGCTTTGATAGTTGCAATATCTGAAGTGTTAGTTGCAATAGCAGTCACTTGCGCCGTTGTCAAATGCTGCCTGTCAGTTGTGCTTCCACCTTGAATTGTTTGCAAATCATTATGATTCCTTGTAGGGATTTCCGTCAGGTTCCCTCCAGTGAAATTCAAATCGGTAAAGCTAATAGTTCCTATATTCGCTGCCTGCAGCCTAGCATACACAAGCTGAAACCATCTGTGAAGTTCAGCTGGGAGTTCCTGAGGTGGTGGAGGTAATTGGTACTGGGAAGTGGTCATAAGAGTTTCTCGTGTGGGTTACAATTTTGTAATACGCCCTAATTACTTGGAAACTTCCAAGTGCAGCTCTCTCGCATTTAACGGCGCATTATCTGCATGCCTCAGCTGATACGCCCTTCTCCGAGTAGCACCTTGCCGTACAGTCCTGCTCCTCACCTTGGCCATGTCCACAGGTAGGTAAGTACTCCAAGTGTTATAGTCATCCTCAGAAAATCTAATATATAAAGTAGATGCAACTTTATCCCCTATAAACTCTGCCGCAGCAATCCTCACGTAGTCCGAGTTCTCACCTTCCACTTGTGCAGTCACAAGATTAACATCAATTGGAAGCCCGTCATCAGTGTATACATTCCATAAAGGCTGATATACCTTCCCATTACTTGGGTGTTGCAGCAAATCAATATCAGCGTCACCATCAAGGTAATGCACAGGCGCAAAAACACCCTGTGTGTAGTCACCTGGGATTAGCTGTGTAGTCGCCGGACTAACACTGGAAGTCCACACTCCCCACTGCTTCTGGTTAAAGTCCATTTCAAGAGTGATTCCTAAATCAGGTAGCGTCAACAAATACAACTCATGACCCTGTACCTTCATATTCATTGCACTACACCCAACAAGGGTACTCAGCATCAACACTTTATCCAAATACACATCAGACAATAGTTGATACTGCGCGCCCTTTAGTGCATACACTCCCCTGCCTTTTGTAGATGTTTTCCCTACAAATAGCAGCAACCCCCCAATTTGACACACACTCCCAGCATTTACACACCCCACATCCATGTACGCGCTTTGTACTGGACCGAGTGGTGAGCCTGGGGGAGGATTCCCTGCATCATAGTAGAAGGAAGTAAACTCATCAGCAAACCCTATAACATAGTTCAGCTGCTTTGCAACTGCTATTGGCTCTCCCAGGTCAGCATTCAGCACCAAGTAGTTAAGTGCATCCCAATTCCTAGGGTCACTCAAGTTTGACCCTGTGATTTTCCCGTCAGTTGTCATTACATAGTAGGTACTGTCAAGGAATACCATTCCTGGAAGCATTGCCGTAGGTACGTTGTTTACAGTCACCGTAGCAGTAGCACCAGTAACCCCGCCAAGTGGGAATGTAGCTATTGGGGGAACGAGATAATTATCCCCCACGGCTGTGATAGTAATTGCAGTAACTATCCCACCTGAAATCACATAAGTCCCAGCTGCACCTGACCCTGTGTCACCAGAAGCTGCTGTTATTGTCAACGCGTAAGTCCCGTCTGTCCCCCCTGTACCTGGCTGCAACACCGTAGCACCTGCAACACCGCGAGGGACTTTTACCAAGTTCACACCAACACTCAGCCCAGGAATTGGTAGCTTCGCCGCTGATGTGGAAGTTGCAGGCACAGCAGGTTGCGCCGCCACAACAACGTTCGAATACTGCATTGTCCAGATATTCGCCGCATCCTTGAAAGCCAATATCCCATTCGTGTCAACTTCTGTGAAGTCATAAGGCCCTACACCACTTGGAATCACCGCAACCAGTAGGCCAGTTGTTAAAGAGTATATGCTATTGCTAATGACCACCAGCGTTCCAAGTGGTGCAAAGTTGAACATTCCTTGGCCAACCCCAACTGGCAATTGCGCCACAGTCGCAAGACCTGGCCGTTTCTGCCCACCGAGAACGTTAGTGGCCTTGGAATCTTTAGCTAAAGTCCCATCTCTTGTGGTGATAGTGAGGGCGGTCAAAGGGATTTTCATTACGCTACCTACCTCAGAATGTGATTGCTGTTATGTCTGCAATCGTAGTTGCTGCGCGTATTGCGGCCTTCTGTGTTTGCTTATGCACAAACAAAGCGTTGACGGTAGCTACGCCAGTCGCAAATAACCCTTGCAGCTGTAACAGCGTCATCGTCACTGGCTGATTGTTTACATCGTACCAAGCGAAGTCAGCTGGCACTGTACCACCTATTGCAACGATAGCTTGCAAGCCCGTAATTGCACGGTTCATCAAGTCCTGACTATCTTTATCTGCTTGAAATATAGTGTTCATGTATGCGACTGGCTGCTGCATAGCAGCATTGTAGGCTTTGTCCATTAGTGCCAGTTGTATTTGCTGGGCGGTTTCCACAGTCTCAGCATCTGATGCAGGGAAAATGAACTGTGCCCCATCCCAGAGCAGTCCGACAGTTGGCATTGGGGTCATGTCTGTTATGTCTACAACTTCAAAGGCATCATCAGCCCATTCTGGAAGCTCTGCTTGCATGAACTGCCACTGAAACTTACCATTAACTATCTGCGCGTAGATACGACCTGCTACTGCTTCCATTAGTATTTCCCTTCTGAAAATGTGTTGATGAATACTGTGCCATCTTCCAGTGCTTCAATCTCGTGCCACTCGTTAGCGACAAGGTTGACTGGCTGGGAGTATTTGTCGAAAATGTACTCTTTGCCCTCTTTACGAACAATGAGGCTACCTGCCGCACACAGTGTAGCGTGAGCGTAAATATGCTCATGTCTTGGTAAGCCTTGCCCCTTGTCAGCATGGTAGATGTTTAACTGTGCCCCATCGTAAGTAAACTGGTGGGCAGGTGCGATTGGTTGCATGGTCATATCGTCAATAATCCTGTGGTTACTGGCTGGTTTGAAGCAGTTGGTTGGACTAGCGTTACAAACTCAACCCCTGTCCACCTATCACCCTCAGTCGGCATTGGGGTCATGTCTGTTATGTCCACGACAGTAAAAGCATCACAATTCCACTCTGGAAGCTCTGCTTGTGTGAACTTCCAATGGAATTTACCATCAACAACTTGTGCGTATATTTTGTCAGGATGCGCTTGCATGATTACCACTGCACTTTTATAAACCCAGCCATGCCAGCAGTACCCGTGCCTCCACAGTTCACACCAGCACCACCAGAACCGCCACTGCCTACCGTAGCCGTTATTATCTGACCTGGCGTTACTTGAATAAGAACATCAACTGCTGTTGCGTTGATTCCGCCATTACCTCCAACAGCAACACCACTACCACCAATACCACCAGATAGACCTGCATAAAAATTATTAGCATTAGAGTTTACACCAGACCCCACCGAACCATTGATTGGGGCACAGGATGTTTTAGTACCGCCACCACCACCGCCCCCACCAACAGACGTTGCATAACTACCAAAAGAGCTTGTTCCGCCAGCTGTTCCAGATGTTGCTGTGGAACTCCCCGCCCCGCCACCACCCCCGCCAGTACCACCAGCAACAGTTACAATAAGTTGCCAAACACCATCTGGGATAGTGAATGGAAAGGTGCCTGCTTGAGTAAACTTCGCTGCTCCGTGTACAACATTATTAGGCATGCCAAGCAACTGCCTATCAACCCCAACGCCAGGTATCCCAAACATGATTAGTAATCCCCTGCGTCTGGTGTTGACACCGCATGACCCGCAGCAACTGCCGTTCCTATTGCGTACAGGATTTTATGGCCAGGTTTCAACACCACGTTCAACGCTGCATCAATAGCCGTAGAAGCCGCAGTTTGCGAAAGTGTATTCGCAGGAACTGTAACCTCAGCTATCAGTACGTTGTTTGCTGGTGTAGTATTAGCAGAACCATTATTGAGCCAGAACCGCATCACTGTTGCCACGTTTGTGCCAAGGTGTTGTATGTGTAATCTGTTCACACGAGAGCCGTTAGCGCCAGCAGTGAATAACGTGCCTACTGTTCCAGTACCATCTAATGCCGCATTAGCAGCCGTAATTACGGATTGGTTCCAGCTAGTGGCTGGTGCGATTGGTGAAATTGGTGAAGTATTTGCAGCCATGATTATATACCCTTAAAAAGTTGGAAAGAATTGTGCTTGTAGCAAGTTTGGTGGAACTACTGGGGCTGGTATAGCAGCTATCTTTGCAGTAACCAGAGCTGTAGTTGCAATCGCCGTGCTGTTATCCGCCGTGGCAGGTGTTGGTGCTGTCGGCGTACCTGTTAATGCAGGTGAAGCAAGCGGAGCTGCTGCATTCGCCGTAGCTGTCGCCGCCACAATCGCTGTGTTAATATCATTAAACCCAGCCGCAACAACCCGCAACTCCACTTTATCCCCTGCGTTCCAGGCCAGTGCCGCCGTATTGTCATACCCACGGACTATCGTAAAGGTGTCTGCCGACCTCGCCGTGACCTTTACAATCTCCACAGTCGCAGAACCGTTAGCCAGTGTGCAGTAAAAGTAATCCCCACCCACCAATGCTGGAAACAATGCCCCTGCACCAGACTGCACCAATAACGATGTTACGGAACTGTTAATCCCTGCTGCCAGGGTAGTAGTAGCATTATTCGTGAACTTCATTCCCATACTTTACCCCTTAACCGATTGTGATAGCCCAAGTGATTGTAAGCGCGTCAGTAGATGCTTTGTTAACCACTGAAAACACAACGCGTGACAACATCACACCAGCCGTTGCTGCATTGAAAATCCCTGCTTCAGTCAATGCACCTGTGCCTACACCAGCACCGAAAGTCGTACTCACTGTTGCTATATTAGTTGACACACTTGCCGTAGTAAAAGACTGTCGGACAAGCTCAGCACCCAAAGTGGTATCCCCAAGGCTTGCTGGTACCGTACCAGTCCCAAGTGCCATGTAGCTAAAAGGCTGTGACAAAGCACCAATAACCCCACCAGCCAAGTAATTCTTCCCTACTTGAACTATCAGGTTATCCAGCTCTCTGCTGTCCTTCACCACACCATCCGCAGTTGTCAGTACAATACTGAGTTTACCTGCAACTTCTATCATATCCCGCAGCATAGCGAATCCTTATAAGTGTTAGCTGTAGCAAATAGTTTATCCTAATGCCAATGCGTTTAATACACTACCATTCAGGCTAGTCGTACTAATAATTGTACTGACAACTGTAAGACTAAAGGTCTCTGACAGAGTGGTGCTGTCAGCAAAGCTTTTTGAAGTGCTCAACATCACAGATTCTGTTATCAGTGCCTGCTCATTATTCACCGTTGTAGCACTGGTGGAATTCATCACACTGCTGTTCAGTGCATTGCCATTAAGACCGTCAGAGCTGACAGTGTTAAAACCAATAATCCGTGACAGGTTCAACGAAAGCCCTTCAGTGATATCAGCCTCGTCAGCAAAGCCCCTGTCGTACTCAATCGATACAAACTGGTCATCCGTAGGTGGCCTCGACCAAGGTACTGTCAAGTTCTCCCGCACACCCCGAACAAAGTCCTGTGGATTCCGCACTTCCTTATGTGAACTGCAAACATAATGCCCATCCCAGGTCTTCACCCCGTCCTTGGACTTCCGCTTCGCTCCGCACAACTCGCAGATGAAGTTCCATTCCCCTGATGCCCAGTAATTGTTGGAAGCCATAGTTAGTTTCTCGCGTGGATTACAGTGTTGTAATACGCCCTAGTTATTTGAGCCGTTTTGAGCGATTTAATTACGCCCCCCAATGCTAACCTATACCCATGCAATTTTAACACAACACGCGCCCACATGAGGCTAACCAATGGCATAAAACCGCCCACAAAACACCCGTTTACCATTCCCAGCTTTCCGCATAGCCAAGCGCCTGCAACTCTGGCAGCTGTGCCTCCAGGCGCTTGCCAATATCATTGCGGTAGATTGGGCTGTTAGGGATAACGAGTTCCTTCACGCGTTTGTAAGCACCGTCAATAGCGCCTTGCACTGTCCCTGCAACGCCACTCACCGTCAAGAGATAGTTCCCAGCAGACACCAGCATAGGCTTGCCATTGATAATCCCGCCCTTGACTTCACTCGGATGGATGTAGTAGCGGTTGCTGTCAGTGATGCCAAAGATAGGATACCCGCTGACTTCCTCCCGCGTCAACTTACCATACGGGAAGTCAGGTATCGCAACCACAACACCAACTGCGATGCCTCGCTTCGGCTCGAAGCTGCAAGCCCCTCCGCGCACTGCTTCCAACATCCACCCTGCGACATCCTCATGCAGGACTTGCTGAATCTGGAACAATGGCCAGCCTGGGCGTGTGGTGAATTCCAGTGGCCAGGACTTTCCGGCCTTATCAATGATAACTGCAACGTCGATGTAGCCTGTGTAGCCACTGCGGATAAGGGCTGCTTCGAGTGGCAGGAGCATTTCCCGCGCCAAGAGCGACTCCTCAGCACTGCAATACTTCATCGCCGTGCCCATTTCCCCAGTGTTTACCCCGATTTCACCTGGCATCAGCTTCTTGAACTCGAAGTTCTCGAGGAAGTGCGGCAGGAATCCATCCCGCCCGACCCATCCACCCACTGCCATCTCAATGCCTGGGGTGAATTTCTGGAATAGGAAAGGGACTTTCTTCTTCATCGTGCGCTTCCAGCGCTCCAGCATGAACAGCATATCTTCCGCGCTTTTCGCGACATAGCTCAGTGCCTTGTCCGCATCCCCAGTAGGTTTGGATACATAGCGTCCAGGGTTTGCACTGAGGTACGCAATGGCTTCGTCGTAGTTGCTGAAGATGGTGCTCTCCATGCAGGCAATCCCGTGGGCTTCCAGCACAGCCTGCCCAGTCCCCCGTTCGAGTTCCCAGGTAGTGCCTTCCACATTCGGCCCGAAGATAGGGTAGCCGCGCTCCCTGTAGTGTTCAAGCTCCCGTGTGAAGCGCGCGTTGTCAGTCAGAAAGACCAAATCTGCCCACTTCATCCAGCTCTGCCAGTGCGCCACGATGTCAACCAGACCGCGCCCGACAGGAATATCCCCGCCTGTGCGGGTGTCCTTGGGGTACCAGATTTTGACTGTATGCCCCTGTGCTTCGCAGCGGAGAGCGAAGTCGAGTCCTGCAGCCATTGCGTCGATGATGAGGATGTTCATAAGGTGTGCCAAAGAGAAAAGTGTGGCTGATGGGAGGGAGTATAAGTGCAAGGAGAGTGGGGAGCAAGGGGGCAGCAATAGCGACCGTAGGGAGACTAAAACAATCCACCCTGCGACAGCCGCAATCCACCCTGCAGAAGCAAGTAGTAGCAACAACTCCAGCCGCGCACACTACTGCATTGGGGTTATTCGCGTGTATTACAGCATTGTAATCCGCCCCAATAACCCCCGCACCCACTCCAGTCACACAACAGCTGAGCCACCATCCCCCTCGCGCCCGTAAGTTGTATTGCCGCGCCCACCCAACTCACCCTGGTATGGTAACACCCTCACACACACTATGTCAAGTACGAAACTTGCGCCCGTGTAGTCCACACCATTAGTAAGCAATTCGAGTGGTCGGCAGCGTTATTCCCCCGTATTACACTGCCGTAACCCGCCCTAATAACGCTCCTTCATCCTCACTTCCTCTGCCCGCTCATCCTGCTGATGCTCCTGCGTCCGCCCCTTTTCCACGTCCACACGTGCCCCATACAGCCACGCCAGTCGCTGCAAGTGCTCCATATCCGCCTTGGTCATCTCTTTCCCTCCCTTCGCAAGCGGTGCAATCGCAGCAGCAACCTCCGAGTCCCAGTACGCCGCCAGTCGCAACCGCGCAAGCTCCTCAGTCTTAATCTTGAACACGTACTTCCCTGTAGCCTCCGCCATCAAGTACGTCTTACTCACACCCAGTGGCGTATCCAAGTTCCTCGCACGGGAAATCGCCGTCTTCACTGTCGTGCCAGTTGCCTGCTCCAGTGGGTCTTTAATCTTCGCTAACTCCACCGCAGTAGGCGGCTCAACTCGCTTCAGTATCGCCCCCGCCTCTGCAATATCCACTAAATTCTGCCAGTGGCCCTTCCCAAGTTGCTCCATCACAGGTTTCAACGATGCTTCATGCGACTTCAGATACTCCAGGCTATCCCCTTTCTTCCCAACATAGTCAGCAATACTCCGTGCAATCGCCTGCTTGCTCTCGTGAGTATGCGCACCTTCCATCAACGCCCGCATCACCTTCGGGTCACTCACTGCACTTGTGATTAACTTCTCAGGTTGTTCATTCCCAGCAATCTTCGCCAGCACACTATTGTCAATAGCCTGTCTCTGCGCAACCAGCTCCACCCGACGATTCAGCATTGCATCGCCCATCTTCTGTGCATCCTGGAAATACTTCGCAGTCTCTGGCAGCTCACTCATCGCTTGATGATGCTGGGCGAGCCAATTCCTTGCCGCCACTGGATTAAACTCTCCAGTCTTCATGGCTGCTTTCGAGTAACTATCCAGCAATCCATCATGCAGTAACTCTGCCGCGCGCGGGTCATTACCGTAGATAGCGAAAAAGTCCTGCACACCTTTCTTCTTATCCCCAGCGCGCAGTATCGTCTTCGTTACAATATCCTCAGCATCCCGTGTTATCCCATTCCTTCCACGCTTTGCAATCTCGCCACCTGCGCCTTCCTTGAAGGTCTGGGAATACCGCGCATAGTCTTGGTTGAACTTAGAGAATTTCTGCCCAAGCTCCCCATACTCAGCGCCATTGTATACATCGACTTTGCGCTTCAGCTGACCCCGCAATTCATTCAGGTAATACGCTTTACTGCTGTCCCCAGCTATTGTCGCGTCAGCCCACTCACGATTTGCCTGCTTGTACAAACTATGCAGCTCTTCAAAGCTCGCCTCATCCTTCCCTGCCTGACCTTTCACAACCTTGGTAGTGTACATAGGCTTCAGTGCACCAGGTTTCGACACAGTTTCTCGCACAAACGTATCCGCTGTTGCTTGTGGGTACTCTTTCAGCACTTTCGCAAACACAGGAGGCATGTTCTGGAACGTAGCTGCATCAGCCGCGACCATCTTCTGCACAGCCTCCCTCGTATCCGTCATGTCAGAGGAAATTCCGAGTTGTTTTGCTGTGCTATACACACCAGCCAGTTGCTTCGTATTCGCTGCTTGTGCGACCCCGCGAGCTTCCCAATACTTATCCCGCAGCGCAACGCCGATGGCTTCGTTATCCACTGTCCTGCGGTACTTATCAGACAGGGCTTGAATCTCCATCTCATTCTTCCGTTGCAGTAAATCCACATCTTCCCGCTTCAACTGCAATTGCAGCTTCGCAGGGTCAGTCAAATTCTCAGGCGGGAGTTTCCCTTCAGCTGGAACTGTCCCAGGCTTGGCTCCAAAGGTCTTTTCCTTGAAGGCTTCGATAGCGGCGAGGTTCTTCGCTTGCACTGCACTGGCCTTAGCCACAGCCTCTGGTGACTTGTTTGCTACTTCTTGGGCAAGGGCTATAAGTCCTGGAGCTGCTGTTGCTTGTGGCTGTGTAGGATTGAAGCGTTCGATTTTCTTCGTCAACTGCAGCGACCTCGCCACATTCTGTGCACTGTCTGGTGCATGGTCAAGCGCATGGTTGATTTCCTTTGCCAGAATCTTATTGGCCTGTGCGCGTTGTGCCCCCGCTGACCAGCCAACTCCGCGTTTGTCAGCCTCTGCCATAGCTTTCTCTGCACCAGTCTTTGCAAGTTTCTGTCCAGCCACTAGCAATGAAGGCCCGACGAGACTTCCAGCGATACCACCCACTTGCTCACCTTGCTCAGGTGTCAGGCCGAAGGAAGCAGCATTCTCTCTGCCCCATTCCTTACCCTCGACAGCAGTTGTGGCCGAGCCAGCAGCACTCAGAGCTTGTTTCCCTGCTACCAGCATCTTAGTGCCCTTAGCAGCTGCACCAACCTCGCCAAGCCCAGGGAGCATCGCGGCACCAAGGAACGAAGAGATTTCACCTTCGTATTCCGTAGCCTTGCTGATATGTCCATAGATGTCAGTCGGGGCTTTTACATGCTTCACTCCAAGGAGCATCTCCCAGCCACGTGTTACCATGCCGATACCACCTACAGGGTCTTCGCCATGAGGAAGGTGCAGTGCCCTAAGGCCTTGATTCACTGTACTCACAGCCCCACCACCAAATACCCCAAGTGCACTTGCTACGCCCTGCTTGGCCTGGTCAATGTTGTACATTGTGTTGCTCTCAGGTGCGTGGCGTATGGTATCTGGGTGGGCGTAGGTGGAGGCGTTGAGCCGTGCCAGTATAGTGGGGTCGGTGACTTCTTTCCCCTCTGCTGGCGCTGGCGCACTGGCTGGCGCATTCAAGCGTGAAAGTATACTTGGGTCTGTTACTTCATTACTGGTATCCATCTGCCACTCCCTTTCTCTTTCTCGTAATATTCAACACCATCCATAAACTTATGCCCACTTGGAAGTATGTATACCCCAGGTGGTCCAAATGGTTTTGCCCCTGCAGGTGGCTTCCCAGTGGAATGGGCAGTTGCCTTGGCACTCGTACCTGCTGGTGGGGCATAATCCTGGGGCTTCGCCCTGTTAAAGTCACCTTGTATCCCTACATCTTCAGGGTCAATACCAAAGTTCTTTGCTTGTTGCTTTTGGTAATCCTCCATCTTCTGCAGTTGCGGGTCAATAACTTTCTCTTGCATATCACTCAGCATCTTGTTCAAAT